GCCGCGAAAGCTACATATCGGTAGAACTTGTACTCGTTCGTATCTACCTCGATTATGTCACCAACTGTAGCACCAGAAGAAAGCGTTACGCTAGTAGCATCGTGGCTGTATCCAGAAAGTGTGGTAGTTGTACCGTTCCTTGTCTGCTTAACAATCGTGTTAGACGTATTGTTGTTAGCCAGTGTTCTAGAGTTTGAGTCCGCTCCAGAGAAAACAGTTTGTCCTGCTGTCGCTGTGTAAGTAAACTTCTTAACCTTTCTAGATACGATAACAATATCGGAATCTAGGTTGTCATCTTTATGGATAGATACGGATAGAATCTTACCTTCGGAATTAGCTGGATCTACTTCTTGATGGTTAGCGTTTGGATTATAAGGAGTAAAACCTTCTATCCTACGGTATCCACCAAATAGACTAACTTCGTAGTTAACCAATCGAGTTGCGGCACCGGGGCTATTTTCACTCAAATCAAGATGATTTTCGTTACTGTTAAGACCCCCGCCACAAATGACTTTATAGGACTGTACGCGATCTGCCATATTAGAGACCTATATATTCAGGGCTCATTTTAGAATTTCTAGAAACCCGTGTGTCGTAAACTCGCTCGTATTTGTTAATGAAAATACCCTGCATGTTTTTAATGCCTTGCTGGAAAACCTGTATAGATACGCCAGCGGCTTCTGGGTTATCCCGGAACATGTACATGTAGTATAAAGCCCCGTCGATAATCACATTATCATATGAATTTGGTATTCTGGTTTGATCAGAGAAATTAGTTAAGCCTACGTTATTCATGTAGTATTTAAACTGGATGTTGTATTGCTTGTCCGGTGAGGGGCTTACAATGTATCCGTTACCGTGAGACGGCGCTACAAACTCCGGGCATCTAATACCGATTACCCCAGCGTTATCATCATCACTCTTGTACTTTTTGTAATAAACATCACGATCCATGAACTCTAGCATCTTGTGTTCGACACCTAGAGATTCATTCTTCTGGATCTGAAAACTATTCCAATCAACAACTTTAAAATACTCAGGCCAAGAATACTCTTCCTGACCTACTAATAAAACTTGTGTGTGTTGAGCGGCGTTAAAGGGCCACTCGTATTCAGCTTGGTTAATCTGACCAATAGCATCTACAATAGCATCCTTAGCAAGGGTTTGCACACCTCGCGTGTTGGAGAAGTCTGCCTCAGATATTTCTACTTCGTTAATCTTACGAAGCAGTTTGTTAGTGAGGTCAAGATAAGTAGATGGCATTGGTCAAATTACTCTAAATTTATATAAAAAAGGGGCAACCCTCCTAAGAAGGCTACCCCTTACTCAGTTACGCTAAGTTGTAATGAGCAGTCATTAGACCTTCAGGACGAAGGATCTTACGACCATACAACTGCATACCACGAACGATATCAGCGAATGAACCTGTATCACGGTAGCTTTCAGTCTTAGCCAACTGCTGTGCAGTAGCTACGCAAGACTGGTGTCCAGCTACAACTACACCAAAGTTCTCTTCTGAACCGACTGATGCAGAAGTTCCTGCGCCTGTTCCGAAGTATGGCAAGTTGTTAGACTTGTACACTTTAAAGCCACGGATAAGACCGTTACCAACACGACCATTGCGAAGCTCTTCGCCACCGCCAAAGTCAGAGTTGATGAACTTAGAGTCTTCGTCCATTAGCAACTCATAGAACACTGGATCTGCAACGAACCAACGATCTGCTGAGTCCACGTTAGCTTCATCCATTTTACGAGCCATTCTGTTAAGAACTGCTAGAGGGCTAGTGATACCACCAGCACCGCCACCAGCGGCTAGAGGGATTGAAGTTAAAGCGTGAGTATCCGCATCTGCTGAACCACCAAGATCAGAACCACCGAAATCAGTGATGTCTAACTTGTTAGCAAGCAACAGTTCATCAGCACCAGCGGCTGAATCAGCCTTAGTACCGTTAGCGGCTGTACGAGCAATCCAGTTACCACCACTCTTCTCAAAACCAGATAAGTAACCTAATACTTCTTGGTCATAAGTGTCGCGTAGTTTGAATGCGGCGCGGTCAGTCGCTAAGTCCATGAAATTAACATGGCTGTGTGCGGCTTCGATATCGTCGATCTTGAACATGTAGTAGTTCGCCTGATCGATGATCAGTGAGAAATCAGCATCGCTAAGATCCTGCGCCGCAACTGCTGTGCCACGGGCATAATCAGAAACTGTGATTTCTGGTTCTTTGATTATCTTGACGCTATCGCCGTAAGAAGCGATTTCACCCATATAATCGGTGTTTGTGATGTCCTCCACCACTGATGTATTCCTAAAAGATTTTTGAACCTTTTGTGAATAAATTACAGGACTAAAATTACCATTAGGTAGGTTGGTATAGCCCGAAGCCTTTTGAAAAGCCATAATGCATCTCCTATAGATGTTAAGTTAAATTAGCACTAAAATTTTGTGGCGTAGCCACTAGTGCCTGAACGAAACAGAAGGGAATACTTCATTAAGGGCTAAGTTCTTTCGGGTGTCTTCGAGAGAAGGGCCAAAGATACTTAGGTAACTTTAGAGTGTTCTTCTGAAATTTAAGGGAAGGATGAGGTAGGAAAGTATGTATAACTAAAGTTAGACTTCAGAAATACATAGTTTTCGGCTCGGTTTGTTAAGGTTGTTATACCACAATTACTAAGTAATTAGCAAGGGGTTTAACGCGCTCCACCAGTTACATCATATTCAAACAGCCCTTTACTGATTGATTCCATGATTTTAGCTTCGTTCTTTTCGTACTCAGCCGAACTCATGTTCTGTACCTGACTTTCTGTGAACATGGACTTACCGCTAGTTGGTGCGGCTACTCCACTTCTTCCAATGGCCTGAGCGGCGGCACTGGAGTTCTTAGTTCTTACTCTTCGGATACCTTTGTCGGACTTGTAGAGATCAATTGCTCTAGCCGCCGCCTTGGCATCTTGGTTGTTACGATAGAGGGAATCCTGAATATACTTAGGTTGTTCAGCTACCCAATCGTGAAATTGTTTCTGACCCCGTATCTTAGCGAAATCCGGGTGCAACTTGTTTAGTTCCATCATAGCTTTCTCAGCTTTGACGCTATCCTGTTGCTTCTTGATATCTTGGATTTCTACCTTTGCTTCGTCATAGACTTCTTTAATTCGCTTCTGGGCGATGGTGTCAATGATCTTAGCAACATCTGGGTACTTGTTAGACCACGCTTCGACTTCTTCTTCGGACTTAGGGAATTTAATCTGTCCGCGTGTCGCATCGTTAAGTTGCGCTTGCATCTGACTAATCTCTTGATCACGTTGCGCCATCTGCTGTTGCATATGACGGCGAAGGTCACCGTAGCGTTTCTTAAAACTTTCCTCGTCAGCATTTGCGGGGGGTGGTGGGGGTGTTGCGTTTGTTGTAGGTGCCGCTTGCACCTCTTCTGTCACCTGATCGGTTTCATCCCGATAGGCATTTCTGTACTTAGCCATATAGTCTCCGTTGGGGGCCGTTAAAGTAGACTAGCCGAAGCTAGTGGTTTATGCGGGTAGCCCGTACCGCAAATTACCTTTTCATCACAGCGATCTTTACGCTGGGACGATAAGTATTTTTGCCGTCTGAAGAGTCTTCTTCCTCTTCGACTTCCATTGTTTCTTCTTCTATTTCTGATTTTGCTTCTTCGATTACGTTACCTTCTTCGGTCTCGTACTCTTCTTCAGTTTCGTAATCTTCATACTCGCAGTCGCAGTCTTCTTCACCACAACACTCATAGTCTTCATCTGCGTAGTGATACCCTCTACCATCACAGTGTTCACAGCCTTCGCCATCACACTCAGGACAAGGAACCTTATCTGCTTCTTCGTCATCGATCTCTTGGATCTGACCCTCAGCGTACATAGCCATCAAGCCAAACTTAGCTTCGTCGCGTAGCGACATAAAAGTCTTCAAACCATGATAGCGAACAACGTCCGCTGGAACGACGTACTCACCGTCGCTTAAAACTGCTGGAATATCATCACGGACATTCATCTCGTTAGATCCCGGAGGAATTGGGTTTCCTGACACATCATCCATGCCAACCATCATACCGCCACACTCTGGGCACATCGGATCTCCGCATCCCCCTAGCATCATATCTTCTTCGTAATTATGCATTATTTGGCTCCCTCCAGAGCTTGATCACGCAGTGTCTGGAACCTTCGCAACTCTGCAATTGCGCCCTGTACTTCCAGTATCTTTTCGTGTTCTTTTGTATTTTCTAAAAAATTACGCATCGTCTCGATACGAGTATCTACATAGTCTTGTAATAACGGGTACTTCTCTATGTCATTGACTAGAGGTAATATTTTCTTCGCTAAGACTTTTTCCATTACTGTGGCTGACCTTCAGGTGGTGCTGGGGGTGGAGTTCCACCGTTCGCTCCTCCACCTTCTCCCGTAAATCCGGGAGCGCCGGGTTCTGGTGCATTACCGGGAGCTATGTTCCCGCCACCATTACCGGTTGGGTCTTCGGGACTAGGTGCCCCTTGTTGCTGTTGTTGGGGTGGTTGCTGTGGCATCAACGCCGCTACCGCCGCCATCATCTCAGCTTGGATCGCCGCTTCTCTTGGATCGTTAAGAACCTTGTCCTCATCCAGATCCATACTCGCGGCAAGCTCTCGTAGTATGTAATCATACTTAACAAATGGAGCCATGCTGGGGTTTCCTGTCATCTGCATAAACTGCAACAGACGCTGGGAACGTACCTCGTTTCGCATTAGGCTTTCTGTACCTTTGGCTACGACATCGAGATCCCCTCTAATAGATTTATCGAAATTAAACTGCATGTTGAAGCTAAACAAAGATCGGCCGAGAGGTGCCAATAAGTAATCATCAACATTGCGTACAACGGCCTTAATGTTCTGTGCCGCCGCGCCCATAAGCATAGACATACCAGATGCTGTTCTACCAACACCCATAACGCCTGTACTACCGTGGGCAAAGGAAGGCATACCAGTAGCTTCATCCGCTAACTGTCGTGCCTTATCAAAAACTTGTATACATTCACCTGTCACGTTCGGGAACTTCGTACCAAAGATGGCTTGTCCCGGCGCACCGGCTTGTCGCCTAAACACCTTGCCCGGATAAACTGACATGTCTTGTCCCGGTACTAGGTTTGTTTCATCAATCTCAATCAAGAGGTTAGATGATAATGCGGCGTTATCTACAGCAAGACGCATGAAACCATTCATGATCTCTTGTGTATCTTCCATGTTCTCAGCCAGACCAATACCAAAGAAGGAGTAAGGATTTAGCTCGTAAGGAACTGCGTGATATGGAATGCGGGTTGGAGTGAACGGGTTAATTACCAGACGGATGACTTGACCATTACATACCCATGCGTTGATCTGCACTTCGTCTTGATCTTCTACTTCTTCGGGTAACTCTAATTCAGCTTCTTCAGCTATGTCGGAATCTACAACACCCCAGTACTCAAGTACTTCGTAGCGTTCAATAGACGATGACATATCGCTGTCTTCTAATGTGTCCTCCCAATAGTGTGGAGTGTAACTGGGGCCGAAATCAAGCGCCTCATCAATTGCATCCGGTCTAAAGAAAGGACGTTTTTTAAGGGCTCTCAGTTGAGAGCGGTTTAGACGGTGACGTTCAATAACGTACTCCGCCTCTGCCATATTCCTTGCATCTGGGTCTGGGTAAAAGTTCCAAATACTCACAGATTCGACTTTAGGAATAGTCCTGAAAACTGGGTCATACGTTCCTTCATCATTCCAATTCGGGTACTCTTTCTGTAGAGCAAATGGGCCTTTAAGAATGCCTGTACCAAACAATGACATTTCAAAAGCAACAGAACGTAGATGTTTGTTTGCTTCAGATTCCTCTAACTGATCATGGATAGTCTTCTCCATTTTCCTAGAGGCTTCTTTTGCTGGCTCAAAGGTTAGAGCCGTAGGGGTTTTACCGGGGCCTTCGCGTAGTTTGTCTTCTACTCGACCAAGTTGGTCTTGGTAGGGCCCGGATCTTTTTAATAATTCTGGTCGTGCAATAGTAGGGTTTTTAGATCCACTACCGCCAGTAAGCTCATTTAACTTATCCTCAGTAACTTCTTTTGGATCAAAGTGCATAGGGCCACTAACACCCAGAGGCTTGTAACTAGGCTCAATGCCAATAGGAAACTTACTCCCTGCAAAAAGCACATCGACAATCTGAGCATAGGCCGCAAGAACTTTGGTCTTAGTGATTTTGATAAACGCCTGACTCTTTTCCTGCTCCGTGAACTGAACGTCTGGGCCATATAGGCCACGGTAATTCCTATAAGAAGTAAGCCATCTTGTTTCATCCGACTGCCTCGCATCGTTTGATCGGTTATACCTACCTTCGATCCATCCAATTAATCCGCCCAGAGACGCATTATCCTCGGGCGTACCATCTTCTAGTCCGATTGAGGCTTCTTCTAAATTTATATCTTCTGGTCGATCTACAATTGCCATTTATTTAGTATCCAAATTTACGACTCGCGGGTCTCCAAGTCTGAGTATTTTTTTGACCCCAGTCATCAAAAGGGGAAGCGGCGCGTGGCCTAGACATGACGCCATAACGCACGGAGTCATAGGTGTGGTCACTGCGGTATCTCACGTCAATATCGTCCCCACCCTTGGGGTCGCTGGGAATGACGGGAAGATCTGCAATAATTTGGCGGCAGTTATTAAAAAATACGATGCCGGGGGTTTCTGCTTCTTCGTCATATTTGAGTAGTTCATGAAGTCGGTTCTTACCCGCTACCCGGGCTCCCGCACTTCTGTCTGATGGTCGCCATCGGCATCCCATCGAAATCATTTCTTCTGCTATGGACGGGCCAATCTGGCCTCTATTATGCCAGCATGAAGAATCTAGTATACCATAACTTATTTGTTCACCTACTTCAAGCTCTAGTACAGCTTTAGCTAAATCTTTACCAGTGTGCTTACTAACGTATAACTCTCGGTAAACTATGAGAGTTTCGTATGCTGGGTCTATAGCAAACCAGTGTACGGCTGAGTAGGATGAGTAACCATAATCACAAGATCTAAATCTACGCCACTCATGAGGTATTTCAAATGGATCTACGATGTGTGTGTTTGGCCTAAACTCCGAAAATGCCGCGCCGTCTGCGACGGCCCAATCGCCTTCCAGAAGTTGCCTTCTTTGCATCTCAGGGAGCGATAGAAGGTTAGCCTCGTAGGAACCCTCTGAATGCAAATACGGGTTATCTTTAAGTGTGGCCGGTATAAATCGTCTATCAAAAAGAGCTTGTCCTGCTTTGTCGTGACCTTCCGGGTAGGTTAGTGTCTCGCCCGTCTCCAAGTCCTTCGCAGAGAACGAAACGCCAGCCGGGCTCGGATCCACAAACATCTGCTTAACCCACGAATGGCCGGGGCCACCCGGGTTCGTAGTAGCTCGCATAAATATCGGTAAGCTGGGGTCAGTGGTTCTAAGACGTGATCGCATATAATTCCATGCAAACGGCGTAGAATGTTGCGTAAGCTCGTCAAAGCCAATGTAACTGAATGCTTGGCCTTGGTAACGTAATACATCATCTTCTCTCTCTAGGTAGGTCATCCATAATCTAGCTCCGCTAGGGAATACCCACTGTGACTTCTTTTCTTGCCACTTTGCGCCGGGGAATGCCGCGACGTACATTTCTTGGGACTTCCAAATTAGTTCTCTTAGTTCGTCATTAGTACGTCTAAGGATTAGTCCATTGAAGTTAGCGTTTGAGAAGTACCGCATCGGATCTGCAAGCAGTCCTATACTTTTACCTCCACCGGCCGCTCCGCCGTATAACACTTCTCTTTCCGATGCCGCGAGAAATTCTGTTTGCGGCCCCGGGTTGGGTGAGAAGATAACTGTTTGTTCTTTTGGCTTTGCAGTAAAGTCGAGTGTATCGCTAAACTGCTGTGCTGTGGGTGCGACTGGGGTGGCTTCTTCCTGTCCACTTATCGCATCAATCTTTTTCTTAGTGACGGTAAGACTTCGTTTAGTCGCCGCCTCTCTCTTTTTAAGATCGCGTAACTCCCGCTCTTCCTTAGTCTTCGGTGCGTTTTTGCGCTTGCGCTTGGCAAGCTGTTTAACCCGAGGATTCTTATCGCCCCTGTTCCGTTTCCATATATTGGCTAAACCTTGGTGAGATACTTCGTGCCCTGAGTTCTCACTCAGCCACCTAGCGGCCTCACGATAGGAGTTGCCATCATCAAGGAAGTCCATCGC